ATGAGCCAAAATGAGAAAGCGGTCCTGCAAAGCAAGTTAGCAGTGTATTCGGTCTGCTACCAGGAGGCCAAGAAAGCGAAGGACCTTAAGCGTATGGTGCGTTTAGGAACGATCATAAATGATCTAAAAAACGAAATATCCATACTGGTAGATTAGGCGGCAGCTCTTGCATGATAGCAGGAGCTGCTTTTGTTTTAATTCCAGTGCCTGTTGTTTCAGCAGTAATAGTGGAAAAATTTAGGGGTTCAAACCGGGATTTCAAGATTTAATCGTCAAAAAAATTTGCCGTTTGCTATCTCTAGTATTTTCAAATTAAAAAAGATCAATTTCGAAATATTGAATGGATTGATTGACTTTCAGTTTCCCCGCCGGCCATCAGACTGGCGGAGATTTGTTCTTTATGTCAGGTGAAAGGGCAAGAATATTATATCTGGATGGGGAAAGATCGCTGATTCGCAGAAGGGAAAGAGTGGCGTCTTAGTCTCTCGGAATGGATGAGAATGATGGAAGGGAATCTTGATCTACATTTCGCCACATAAAAATGCCTTTTAGAGTCTTTGCTTGACTCTTCGTGTCTTTATCAGAAGTAAAGAAAAACCGCATGAACACTGATTTTCTCAGCATACATGCGGTTAAAAAGCTGGTCCGAGTGGCGAGACTTGAACTCACGGCCTCTTGACCCCCAGTCAAAGTAAAACTTAGGTATAATGCGGGTTTGCAAGCTATTATGTAGCAACGACGTAGTAACAATGAAATTAGAAACTTTCTAATATTTCTATATAGTCATCGAGAAAAAATATTTTTTTGCATCTGCTTTTATATATAACCACAAACACAGCGGATAGCAGTACACTTACTATAAAGGTTCCCCCTGCTAAACGATAATATTGATTAATATTTTCTTTTAAATCGTCGCCTCTCATAGTCATTACCTTAATGAAAATAGTCTTATTAACTGAATCTTCTCCTATACTTTTTAAGATTTCATCAGTTTTCAATTTTTGTTCTTCACTATATTTGGTAATTTCCGAATTAAGTTCAGATATTTGCTCCATTTGAGAATATAGAGATGAAAAAAGTGAAGAAAACAAAGTTATAATCAATACTAATATAGGGAGAATCATCCCAAGAGAAATTTCATTTCTAACACGATACTTTCTTTTTTTGGCATTAAGAAACTTAATGAAATTTTTAGTTTCATCATTAGATGCATTTTTATGTTGATCCACAACATGCTCTTTCCACTGTAAGTATGTTTTCACATCAGAACCAGTACCTACGTTGTTATATATACGACGCTCTTTAGTCTCATTAAAATTGTAATGCAAATTTTTAAACCTCCTCATAATTCAATTCACTCACTATAACTATCGTCCTGAAATCTTTATTTTTCACTTAATTTAATCAAATATATTTAAAAACACACAGAAAATAGAAAATGCCCTGCCGCCGGAACCATCCGGTAGCAGGGCATTTGTTTATTATTCGGTTTTATTCGTATCATCCGGCAGGGCGGCGGCCCCCTGTTTCTCAACTTGGGTTTTCAAATTTTCCACAACTCGTGCGAGGAATGGGGGAAGATCGACCCCAATATCGACCATGTTTTCAAGAATACTGATTATCTCATTGCAGATCAACCATACGGCCACCAAGCAACCAACCGCATACCCGAAATTCAGGGTAATGCCCGCTTGCTCCGCTCCATATGTAATCAGAATGTCAACCATGGCTCCGAGGCAGACCAAAAGCCACATGCAAATCTTTTTAATGATGCCATTCAATCCGACGGAGCTGTTAATCACTTGGCCCCGCTTTTTAGCGGCGGCAAGCCCCGTCCCGTAGTCAATTACATTGCAGCATACCAACAGGTAAACCGGAATCGCCAAAATGCCCAACCACGCCGAGAGCGCCGTAAAAACTCCCACAAATACAGTTTTGATTTTTTCCATGATGTTTTCCTCACTTTACATTGAAATTACAGGTTTGAGTTATGCTTCCGACGGTCACGTCGATGTGAGCAAAGCCCGTTTTGAGCGCCCGCACCACGATTTTATAGCCGCGTGGATCGGGCTTGATCCGCTCCACGCTGATAATATCCCGGCCCGTGATTTTTACTGCGGGAATAGTGGAGCAGTAGGCCAACACCTCATAAATATCGCCGGGACTCATGTCCTTTCCCGGGCGGGTGTCGAGTGTCAGGCCACCGACCGGGGCGGGCTTTGGAAAATTATTATACCCGCCCATGCGGATGATGGACGGGTAATCTTTATAGGAGATATTCAGGTCAACCGGGCCCGTGCCGCCCCTCACACCGGGGACGCGCCCGGTCTCGCTGTGCTGCCAAATTGCGACCGGGAATTCTTTCGACATGATGACGTTGTATTGTGCGAGCCAAATATCGAGATGATTGATTCGCGACCATACCAAATGGTTTCTCAATACATTCAGATTTGCATACAGGGCCACATAATACCTGGCCTGTTGTACCCGCTGGCACCATGCAAGCACAACATCGGTCAGTGCATCCTTAGACAGCCGTAAGATTGTATTTTGTTCAATATCCAGAGCGACCGGGTATTCCATTTTGCATCCTCGAATCAACTTCAAAAAGAAGTCTGCTTCCCGGACTGCTTCTGCGGCCGTTGTCGCGTGAATCCAGTGGTACACGCCGGTATGCAGACCGGCTTTAGCTGCACCGGCAAGGTTGCGGGCCATGCTTGCATCTGCGAGTGTATAGCCCTCACTGGCTTTTATCATGGTAAAATCATAACCTGCGGCTTTGACCAGCGACCAATTTACTGCGCCGTTGCCATTGTATACGTCGATGCCTTTATACATTGGTTGTTCCCTCCGTTTCCGCATCCAACGCGGCGATAATCTCTGTCTTTTCAACGTCCGTCAGCAGGTTGTAATCGGCAAAAACCGTGTCTCTGTCCTCACCGGCCTGTACCCGGCGTTGAATCACTTTAGCGGTAATTTTCAAGCGTCCTGTCACAGTGCATCTTCCTCACTCACTATAAAATGTTTCAGCGATTTTAGTTGCCAGATCGTCCGGAATGTTATCCCCGGCAACGTCCACCAGCTCGTCCACAATCCCGGTTACGGTATCCTGCTTACGAATATAACCGAGCTGCCGCAGTACATCAATCTGCTCTTGCAGCTCTTCGAGACTGTCCACAAAGAGTAGCAGGGCCACATTGGGCGAGGCTCGCATCGGTAATACCTCGGCGCACGGGTGTGGGTCTCTAAAATTAATCAGAGCCGTTTCAGAGTCGATCTGCGTCGCGAGCTGCTCTGCGTACTGTTTTGTGCTATCCACATCGTTGTGAAAAATAGCCACACGGATTTGTTTTGGCATGTTTATCCTCCTTAATTGGTGTGCTGAATAACGGTAATAGATCCAACGGTACCTGCGGCGCCTACTACAGAGGGCGTACCTGATCCAGTTCCACCTACGCCACCTCTTGAACCGCCTGAACCTCCGTTCACCTGCATTATTCCGGTGTTACTGTAGCTGCCTTTATAGTAAATATAAATTGCCCCACCGCCACCGCCGCCGCCGCCACCGCTGCCGCACAGAATAAAATTAGTGCTCGCGTTCGCACCACCATTACCGCCGTTTAAGCCATTTGCTTTTAAATAGCCATCAATAATTAAGTTACCTCCAACGTACAACAAAATTACGCCACCACCATAGTTTCCAGCGCCGCCACCGCCGCCGCCATAATATGACCAATTTCCCGATTTAACGTATGTTCCGGCATTGCCATTTCCTCCGCCACCGTCACCACCACTGCCGCCACTGGCGGACGAATTACTTGTACCAGCACCAGAGCCACCGCCTCCATAAGAACCTGCATTCCCTCCAGCAGATGTGGATGTCGGGCCGCCTCTAAATAAAGAGTAGGTTTCAATTGTGGTGCCAGTACTACTTCCTCCTATTCCACCCTCGTAATAAACGTTATCTTCGTAGTACGAATTAGAGCTGCCTCCTGCTGCACCTCCACCGTAACCGCCGCCGTACGTTCGCCTTAACATTCCCGTACCACCAACAGGTGGGGTCCTATTGTATCCAGCACCACCATTACCGCCATTACCCCCGTTGCCACATACAAGTTGCGATGGGTATGCATAAGTGTTCTGCGAATTAGTCTTAGGTGCAAGCCCTGACTGATCTATCGTGCCGTGGATAGTACAATCACCCTTGACGCGGATAATCAGTCCGGCATTGAACGCGGCCGCTCTGAGGATTGCTCCGGCATTGATGTACAGCGATTTGTAATGTTTTTCAATGATTGATTGATGAGGGACTGGAACGGGGAGTGTTACCGTGCCGCTGATAACTGCGTCGCCGTCGCTACCGTTGCCAAAGATAGAGGGGACGGTAGACGCCCCGGCCCTAAAAAAAAGCTGTGTCCCGTCGTCGCTCAGCCTTACCCCTGTCACCCAGCAGCCCGCCTTAAACAGCTCACCCGGCAGAGCCTCGCCGTTTTGCAGCACCGCTGTGACAGGATTACCGTTGACCGTCCATGTGTCACCTTCGACAATATCAGCCGTGGCTAAAAAGGTGAGGTTCTTCGCGCCCGGTTCAATTTCCAGGTTGTGTGTCGTGCCGATGCGGGTGTGGAGGGCGGTGGAGATATGGACGTTACCGTCCGCTTTGTGGGTATTAATGAGGTTTAGCAGATTTCCTGCGGTATCAGCATCAAGAATGTCTTGCACACCTGCAAACCATTCATTGAATGCAGTTTGGCTGTTTTGCATGAAAGCGCTGACGTCGAGCTTTTCGACAAGGCAGCGGACTACTCCACATACGTTGCTATCCGTTCGGGTGTCTGTTATATTTGCCGCTGAAATAGAAATCGCACTCGCGGCAACGTCAATGCTGGCAAGCCCGATCTCATAATAATCGTCGTTTCGGGTAAGTGCCGGGGGCGTCGGTGTGTTTGACGGTGTTCCTGGTACTACTGCTATAAAGGGTCTCCGGGCCGCTACATCAAGGCGGGCGACAACGCGATCAATACGAGGATTCGAAGCACCAGCAGAAACAGAGAGGGTAATGGTTGCGGTGTTGCGGTATTGGTGGCCCTTGATTAGGGCTCGCCCCGGGCCGACTGAGAGATTTAACCCTCCTGCTGGTGTTACCCCTAAGTTATCGCCATTTGCCGATACGCCGGAAGAAAGTATATCTGCAAAATAGGCCGCGAAATCTTCGGCGTCATATTCCCGATCTCCTGATACACTATTGAAAGGGAAAAATTTTTCAGCCATATCAAACAATCTCCTTTCTGAGCTTTTTATAAATGGTTGGTACGGCGTCCCCGAGCGTAATGTCATAGCTGCGCCCGCTGCTGCCGTAATAGGTGGTTATCTCTGAAACGTAAGTCTGCATCATCAGATCGTACCGTTTTTCTATGGCGGTTACCTTATCGCCAACATCGAGCTGCTCAAAGAGCGCTGAATCCGGTTCTACCTCCAAGGTGCAAACATTCACTTGAGTCGCGATTTTTTCCCGGCCTTTTTGCAAGAGTTCCGCTTCATATCTGGCGAGGGCCTCGGCCTCGGTTTCTCCGGTATCTTTATCGGGTTTTGGCTTGGAAGTAGAGCCTTTCACATAAATTTCACGCCGAGAAAGGCCGTTCCCGGCGTTGATCTTCATTTCGAGGCGCTCTCCGGTTTCGTCGTCTGTATACCCTGATATGAGAGCAGCGTTCCGAAATGAGGCCCCGGATCGTGTATAGGTCTCTGACGCAACATTATTGCGCTCTCTGGATACAATGACCCACGGGGTTTCATTTTGCGTCGTGCGCCGGTCTGCTCCCACGTAGGCTATAAAAGAGAGGTTCCGAGCGTGTTTATTGAGTACAATATCAAAACCCACTTCTGAGGCGGCGGAAATATCGTCAAGTAAATCCTCTAAATTTTCGTTTTCGGTTTGTCGGATGATCTCAGGCGTAAGGCCCTTTCGGGCTTCAAGAGAGAGCAGCGGTATTTTTCGTGTGGTATCTGACGGAGTTACTACATTTTCGTTTACGATTCTCCGGGCGAAATCCTCCACCGTGCCGGTAAAATTAATGTTTTTCCAGACGATCCGCCGACCAAGCAGCCCCCGGAGGTTTTTTCCGCTCGCTGTTATAAATTCGCTTTTTTTCTCGAGCTCGCAGATCACATTGTCAATATAGACCGCGTATTGTCTCCCGGCATCCTCCCAAAAGAGGATATTATCCTCTGATAGTATGGAAAGCAGGGGAGGGCTAAACGGTGCTTTGAGCTTGAACGATCCGCTCCCGGAGAACTGCCGAACATGCGTTAATGAATTGTAGTTGCTTACAATTCCCAATACCTCAAGAGTGGGGCTGAAAACATAAATTTTCATTACTCAAACCCCCAAATATTTTTGATAAAAGTAAATTGTAACCGTCATTGATGTGGTGTTGGTGGTGGCCTTAAAGTGCAGATTTGAGACTCCAACCGGAGCTTGCAAAAAGGTTGAATCCAGATCGACGGAGTTTATCACATTCTGAATCAAATCGCCAATGTAGCTATAGGCGCTTTCCTGTCCGTAATTGGTGTTGATTACAACGGTTTCCCCGGCAACGAAAGTTCGGTTGATTCTGATGAATTCCCCGGTGTCAATATTCGTGAGCACGGGATTCACCACTGTGGCACTTGCCGTAAAGTGAATGAGCATCCCGGTTTCAATGTCCCCGCTGTTCGTAAGAGTTGTGATAAGGGAATCGTTTCGATCTGCGAACGTGAAGCCCGTGGACGGGATGGAGAGCGGCCAAATAAAATTAGAAGCCCATTCCGCGATTTTGCGGTAACGAGCCACGGCATCGGCAAAGAGGGGATCAAAGCATTCCGCATCAATTACGAACTGTGCGACCGAATTGTTATTCAGAAGCTTGCTTGAGGAAAATTTCACAGTGTCCGTTGTATTGCAGGTAAGGGAAAGTGAATCATCAGGGAGTACCCGAAAGGATTTTCTCGGGTCACACATTTGATAGAGTGTCGCCTTTTTTGTTTTCATGTCTGCGGCGCTCTTGGCCCGGATAAACCCCACAATTTCTATGTTGCGGGTATCAAGCGAGGTGTTCATAAGCCGCTCCCCGGTTTGCCCGGCTCCTTTTGCGGTGGTATGGGTAACGTCGATAGAGCCGAAATCGGCAGAGGTGAGAACATAATCAATCCCATCAAAAGCAATTTGGCGGGTGTCGTTTTTCAGTGTGAGCACAATTCCGCCTCCTTTATGACACATCGAGGGATAAATCCCTCTGCGTTTTTTTAAATTCCCGCGCGGAGGTTTTCTCGTCGAGCGCCTCCGGGCTGTAATTATTGACGACAATGCCGCCGCTGGTTTTGCCGGAAGATTGAATTGCCTTGACAATGGCGGCGGTCTGCGCCTCCTGCCGCATGACTGCGGAGGGTTCTTCATACGACGAGGGGAGCGCCTTTTCCATGGCTTTGAGTGCACTACCAGCTAACTCGGCATATGTTTTTTCAAGGTTGACCTGTTCCCGCTCTGCTCCAACAATCAAGCCCTTTACGTCGTTTCCGCCCACCTCGGCCATTGCCTTAGACGGGGAATGCTGATTCATGACTCGCTTATAAGCTGCAAGGGCATCCTTTGCCATTTTGGTGTAGGTATCGATCAATTCTTTCCGCTTGCTGGCGGCGCCGTTGATAAGACCCTGAATGTTGTCGGTACCGATTACATAGGCGTCGTCGGCAACGTCCATTTGCTGGATCGCAGAATCAAGGTCGGTCACGAGGAGACCCATCTTGTGTTTAAAATCGGTTTCCATTTCCGCAACGGTGTTCGATAGGGTTTGTTTGCCCTCCTCAACCTTTTCAAAATTCTTGTTGAGCTCGGCGATTTTCTCCTCGCCGCCCGCCACAATGGCGGAAAGAATCTGTGCTGATTCCTGAGAACCGTCGGACAACTTTTGAACGATACCCTGATCGACGCCCAACTCCATAGCCTTGTTGATGTTCGCGGCGTAGGTGTCCATATACTTGACCTGACCGGCGAGCGTACTTATCAAATTATCAATGCTGGTTTTGGCTGATCCGTCGAGATTGGCAAATAATCCGATTTGCTGATTGATGCTTTCGAGGGCCTTTTTCTGAGCCTCCTCATATTCCGCTTGTAAGGATTTCATTTGTGTGGTGACGCTGTCGATCCGCGTCTCCATTTCAGCGGTAGCCTGTGCATTCGCCTTGGTGGTTTCGATATATGCGGAAACCTTGGAATCGAGTTGCTCGATCTCTGCCGCATTGGCTGACTGTGCGGCGGTGAGATCATCAATTTTTCGTTGGGCCTCAGAGGTGGCGGCATACACGTCCCATGCGGCGGAGCTGCTCCCATCCATGGCAAAGGTATATTCATCAGTGACCGATTTTCCGGCCTCCTGTGCGGCAGAGAGTTCCTCTTGTGCGGCTTGAAGCTGGGACGCAATTTCCGCTTGTTCAGAGTATAGGGTAGAGAGTCGCTCGACGGCGACGTCATTCTCCGCATGAGAAGCGGAGGCTTCGGCCATGGCCTCAAGAGATTCGGTCGTCATGTTGATCGAATCCGTTGTTTCGTCATAAGAGAGGCCGAGGTCGGGGAGGGCCTCGTTCAATTGATCGATAATCTCAAGAATAGCCGCCTTTTGCGCTGCGCTTTTTTCTTCCGATGCAAGGGCGGTTTCCAGAGCAGAAACAAGGTTATTTGTATTCTCGTTTTCTGTCGCAATGCTTGCGGCGGTATCTTCATACGCTTGTTTTGAGTGATTGATGCTTTCAGTCAATTTTTTTGTTTCATCGTCCGCGTTCGCAGATGCAGAAGCAAAGGAGATCACCGCTGAGGTGAGTAATCCGATCGCAACCGCTGCGATCCCTATTGGGGTAGCCGCTGCGGATGCCGCAAAGGCTTTCATAAGCGGGATTGCGATTTGAACAGCCACTGTATATGCGGTTATTCCGAGCGTGAGGGCCGTTATCGCGGTGACTACACCGGTCAGCAAAGATACTATTTCCGGGTGTTCTTGGATGAACTGTGCGGCCCATTCAAAGGATTTTGTCCCCGCAGCAGCTAAACCATTTAGCGTAGGGGTAAGCTGGTCGCCTATCGATACTTTCACCAAGTTCAACGCATTGTTGAATAGGATCATCTGACTTTCCGTGGTCGCGTACCTTTTGGAAGCCTCGTCCGCCAAAGCGGTGTTTTTTTGCCAAGCATCATTAGAAAGCTCGATTGCGCCGTTCATCGTTTTCGATGCAAGGGCCAGCGATTGCAGCATGTTTGACTGACGAACGCCGGAAAGGCCCATATCATCAAGGACTAATACAGCGCTTTCGCCCTGAGATTCCAAGCCTCCGAGTCCGGCGGTAAAGGCGCGGATCGCTTCGATCGGAGTCGACTTCCATTTGTCTGCAAATTCTGCGGCGGACATGCCGGCAACCTTTGCGAATTTTCCGAGTTGCTCTCCACCCATGACGACCGCTTTTTCCATAGCTGCCAGCGTTTGAGACATTGCGGTTCCGCCCGCTTCGGCCTCGATTCCCACGGACGACATAGAGGAGGCCAACGCGATTATTTCCGTTTCCGTGAGTCCGGCCAGAGTACCAGCCGAGGCGAGGCGGGTCGCCATTGCGACTATATCCCGCTCCGTGGTGGCTGAATTGTTACCGAGGGCCACAATCGAGGAGCCGAGGGCATTGTACTTGGAGGGATCAAGGCCCGTAATATTTGCAAACTTGGCGAGCATGGTCGCGGCCTCGTCTGCGGTGAGGTTTGTCGCTACGCCTAGATTTATCATTGTCTCCGTAAAAGACATGACATCATCCGTTTTTATGCCGAGCTGTCCCGCTGCCTCTGCGACCGATGCAATCTCCGTGGTTGAGGCTGGAATTTCCAGCGACATTTTTTTCACCGCGTCAGAGATTGCTTGCAATTGCTCGTCTGTGCCGTCAACGGTTTTAAAAACCCCGGTAATGGCGGATTCAAATTCGACGGAGGCGGAAACACAATCCCGGAGGGCGGCGGCGATTTCTTTGATTGTACCGGCTACTCCCGCGGCGGCAAGAGCGGCGGCGAGGGTATCGATTGAATCTCCGGCCTCCTTGGTTTTCTTTCCGTATTCATCAATCGACGTTGCGGCGCCGTCTGCGCTCTTTTGGGCCTCCTTGAGGTATGTATTATTCTGCTGAACTTCATCGGATAATTTGTTCAGGTCAACCTTTGCATTATTTAACTGCTTTTGCCAGTTATTCACACCGCGAGCGGCGGCTACCTGCCCGGCCTGAGATTCCGAGAGTTCCTTGTTCCATTGGTCAAGTTCCTTGGTGAGAGCCTCTTGTTCCTCAGAGGTGTCCTCGGTAGAGTTCTTAAGCTCCGAAAGTGATTTTTCACAGCGTTCGATATTTTCTTTTGCGGCAGAAATCCGTTCTGAATACTTTTCCTGTGCAGAGCTCGCATTTGTGAGAGCGGCCTCTAAAGTCGCGATTTTTTCCTTTTGCTTATCGTACATGGAGGAGAGGGCCTCGCCCTTGGTGGTAAGAGCCTCAAGGCTGTTCGATTGGCCCCGGAATTCTGATTCAACGAGCTTTAGGGTCGATTTCATCGTCGAAAGTTCAGTATTACAGGCGGAAATTGATTTTCTGTATTCAGCTTCGCCCTCTACGGCCAACTTGGTTGATATGGTTCTCACAGCCACGATTTTTCCCTCCTATCCTCATTTAATCGTCATTGCTTTTTTCTTGCAAACCGTTTGCTCTGGTGTAGAGTTCAAACACGTCCAATACCTCACCGGGAGGCATGAGCAGGGCTTCCTTGACAGAAATCCCGCACACGGTAGCCATGCGGAGATAGTGCGCCCGAGTCAGTTCGTTTTTTTTTGATTCAATTCGGCGAGACCAAGATCAACCTCGTTATTTTCCGGTTCGATTTCCCGGCCAAATCCGAGTGAGATCGCCCGGGGAATTGCTTCTTTCAATTCGATAATGTCAGAGGGCATCACTGTATGTTCAAGGGTTTCAATACTTATAATTTCCTGCGAATTGTACCCCATTGCCCGGCGAGCGAGTTCCCCTTGTTCTGCAAGAAGTGCCGTAGCAGCGCAAAGTGTCTGAAAGCTTTCTTTCGTATCAGGCCTGATAGCTTCAAGCAGAGCCGAGGCCCCACCGTAATTGTCGCGGATCGTAAAGAGAGCTTCTCCCGTAAATGCGAGGTAATGGGTTTGCCCTGAGAGCGTAATTTTGATAGCTTTCATATTTCCTCCAAAATCCATAAAAAGGGAGGCGGGGAAATCCCGCCTCCTGGTTGCTGTTTTTACGGTTCTGTTTTTCCAAGCTTGCTGTCGCACCATGCAATTACAGCACTTTCCTCAGTTGCGGGAAAAGTCTCCGTAATACACCAATCATCTGATTTGCACCGAAACAGCGTAAATGTTGTGGACTCAGTACCAAATGTGATGCTATCGCTTTTACTCTGCGCAGTATCGTTTCCCATTACTGCTTTGACGCGGGGATAAAAATACCCTTTGAAGAATTTAACTCCCTTTCGCATCAATACTTTGTAATAAGTAAGCCCTCCCAGCGGTGCGGTTTGTCCTGCCTTGTAGTGAACTTCCTTTGAAGCAACTTCCGCTCCATAGATTGATACTGCTACTTCATCCTCAAGATCGTCCGTTTCCATTGCAACCGCTCCGGATACAAACTCGTCAACGCTTTCCGCGAGTTCGTCATTTGCATAAAGTTTCCCGGAAGCATATTGAATAGACCGATCCGCTTTAATGAGACTTCCAACCGTTACAATCTCCCCATATGTAGGGAGAGTTCCGGTTGGCTCTGTTTCAATAGGCGCGAAACGAGGATTTTTTGCTCCAAAACTTGCCATAGTAATTCCTCCTATAATTATAAAGTTTCAATCCAATCATCAAAAACTTTTCCGGCCACATCTTGTGCCTCTTTTTCACATTTTTCATTTGCCACTTTGATAAAAGGCCGCGCTTTCTGCCCGTTTTTCCCATATTCGTTTATGAAAGCAATTTCAGCTAACCTAGAACCGTGTTGCTTGCCGTTAAAGGTTACATATTTTACAAGGCCATCCTTTTTGCGTTTTGTTTTTCCCTTTTTGATTGCTTTTTTGACTTCTCCTTTGTTATGTGGCCCGTCGAGCATTGACTCCGCCGACTGTCTCTGAGCATTTACCACAACATCGGCCTGCTTATCGAGCATTTCCTCGATAACCGAGTATGGCATACGCTCCATATTTTTAAACAAATTTTGCAGACCATCCATTCCGCTAACGTTAAAACTTGCCATCATTCCACCCCCGCAGCCTGTGCGAGTTCGCACTCGAAAACATGATGCTGGTCAGCATCTTTTTTGTTGCCGGTCGTGTCAGACGCGTTTGTATAGGACGGCCACGTCGCAACAGCGGAGAGAGCCTTTTTAATGGCTCGGCGTTTGGCGAGAGTGCTGTATCCTGCGGGCGCCCACAAGTGAACCTGTATGAGAAAACGCTCATGAGCGGGCTCGTCGTCCCCAAAATCAGCAGGAAGAGAGTTATAGTTGAATGTAATATAAACGGCTTCTTTCCCCTCGTATACGTCGGCCTCCGTAGGCGCTATGGGGTTGAGAGTTGCTTTTAAAATGCTGTTAACGCTCATTCCTCTGGCCCCTCTCTTTCAAGTGCTACGGCTTCCTCTGTGCAATTGAGCTCGTAGATTTCCCCGGCCTTAGTGTACGCACGAACGACAGCATAGGTCTTGCCGTCGAACTCGACCCGCTCCTCGCCGCTATAATCTGCGGCCCGGACGAGGAAAACGAGGTCAATTTTGATTCCCGACTGACGAGCGGCGTAAAACTCGCTCCGCTTGACGGACTGTACATCGACGAAAACCTCTGTTAGTTCTTTGTGCTCCGCTTTATAACCGTCGTCGTCCGGTTCTTTCGTAATGGCGACGAGGGTCGCCACATCCCGCCAATACATTGCGTTACCCCTCCTCTCGGATGTACTTATCAGAGAACAAGAGGCGTTTTTTGAGATCGACATATGCAGCCCTGTATTTCTCCGAGTCGTCATTGTCAAGCCCGAACTCCGCCTTGACATAGTTCGAGATTGCCCGCTTGATAAGCGGGTCTGTTTCGTCCTGTGTCCGCTCTACTAGAACACCGCTGAGAACGAGATCGTCCCGGGCGGCGTTTATGAGGTCTGTTAACTCCCCGTCGAGGGCAGCGGTTTTGTTTCGCAAGTATCCGCGGAAAGAGGCGATATATTCCGCCGAGGGCGTCGCCACCGTCGTTCCCGTGGTTTCATTCATGGTAGGCCCTCCTTAATTACGCGCCCTTTTTCACACGGAGGAATCCGTTTTTCATGACCACGTTGCCGCCGACCATAGCTTCGCCCATGACCGCGAGGAGACCCTCGGCAAACTTATAATCACGAGATACCTCGATTTCATAAGGCCCGAAAAGGTCAAGCTGATAGGCGAGCGGTTTTCCGTATGCCATGGTATAGGCTCCTGCTGTAGCATCCGCGAGGGCAGGAAGTGCGTTATTGATAACGAAAGTTACCGCGAGACCACCGTCTTTAATGGTGCCGACTGTGGTCGAACCCGAGGCGAACTCGATTTCATACACGGCTTTTTTCTCGTTCGTCCCGCGAATATCGCCGAATGCGATCAAATCCTTTTTGTTCAGCAGCAGTACGCCGCCGCCCTCGACGTTGTCGTCTCCGCCATAGGAAAGTGCAATTGTGCGGAGTGTTTTCGCGTCAATAGCCGAGATCGTAATATCGGAGGAGGCAAGAATCGCGGCAGCCTTAAGAATGCCTGTAATTTCGGGCGTGGCGGCTGCGGGGTCTCCCGTCACAATCAGGCGGGAAACCTTTTTACGGAGCGCTTGAAGAGCTGCGTCGCTCGTTCTGGACTGATAGTTGAGCGGAGTTGTACGCTGAATATTGCGGGACACATAGCCAAGCGTGGAAATCAGCACGGGAGAAATCTCCGCGATCCCATAAGTGGGAGTGCCGTCGGCGGTGGAAGTGCCGTCGTCCTCTTTGATATTAGCGTCCATGCCGGAGAGTTCATAGGCGACGGAGTCTTTTCCCATGCCGTTTGCGTCGACGGTGTAAACCATGTCGATAATGCCGGAAACCTCGTTTTGTGCGGGGTTGATTCCGGAAACGCGGGTCGGCTGTGCGATACTTCCGCCGGAGAGGGTTAGGGAGCGGCGCAAGGCATCCGTTGTAATGCTCATGCGGTGCTCCTGTGCAAAATTGTCGGCTCGGGTTGCGGCCTCTTCGGGTCGGATACCCTGCAAATCGGCCAAATGCGCGGCGCGGCTGTCTACGCCGGAGGGTAATCCACCGCCCAA